ATAAAACAATGTTTCCTTCTAAGGCATTTGAAAACTTTTTTAGTAACAGTGAGTTTGACAAAATAAAAACTACGGCAATCGAGCTTGAAGAAAACGATCCTGTTGTACATTCAGGACAACAATATACCAAGTTTAAATATTACGAAAGTAACCTTTATGCTCTACTTAACAAACGTATAGAAGATATAATAGGAAAACATAATGTATACTTGTCGGTAGTTTCAAACACTCAAGGAAATCCTGTTCCAACACACACTGACCATAACTTATCAGATGTTAGGGAAAATGCATTACCCTATGCAACATTATGTATTCCTTTAGATGTTATAAGTGAAGATAACAAATGGGGAACAGCATCAACCATAACGTTTGATCAATATTATTTTCCTGATCAAGATTGGGAATACAGACGTCATATTTTTACAGGATTTTTAAAGCCTAACACAATAAAAAACTCAAAAGGTTTTATAAATGAAACTACTATTACAAAAGAATATTATGATCGCTATTTAAATCAACACGAAGATTATAGTTTTTTTGAAGGAATGAGTATTGAAAAAATAATAGATTGGAAAAAAAATAGTCTTATGATTTGGCATCAATGTAGATTTCATTGTAGTGATTCTTATTTAAGTTCTGGTACTAAAAATAAAAAAAGTATAATATTATGGACAACAAAGGAAAGTAAATGAATTTTATTGAACTCGACGATCTTCCAGTATATGATTTATACACAGAGTTTTTAAGATTACTTGACGAAAAAAAGATATGGTGGTCTGATACAGGCAACGATCAGATTTGTTTAAATGCAACCAAAGCCGATCCGTCAAACTGTTTGACAGGAAGAGGAAGTTTATTTTTAGATTGGGATAGCTCTTATACAAACAAACAAGGAACACTAGTAGTACCTCCTAGAAAAGTTCCTTTAAAAGAAGATAGCTTTGAAATACTTTGTACAGGGTTTAAAGATTCGTTATTTGAAGATGTATATAACAGCATAACCAAAAAATACAACGTAGGTAGGATTCGCATAATGAATTCTAGACCTAAAACTTGTTTAACTTGGCATAACGATGATACTCCTAGATTACATTATCCGATGAAAACACAAGACGGATGTTATATGGTAATCGAAAACGAAAGTAAACATCTAAAACAAAATCAATGGTATTGGACAAATACAGTTGTTCCTCATACTGCATTTAACGGTAGTACAGATGAAAGATTTCATCTAGTAGTTACAATACTAGGTGATAAATGAAATACGCAATAACAGGACATACATCGGGTATAGGAAAAGCTATATCTGAATCAGTTGTAAACTTTATTGGATTTAGTAAAAGTACTAGCTATGACATTAATAACCGTATTGACAGAAAACGTATTATTAAACAATGCAATGACGTTGATGTTTTTATAAACAATGCACATGATGGGTTTGGACAAACTTATATGTTATTAGATTTGTTCCATGCATTTAAAGATACTAACAAAACAATAATTAATGTTGGTAGTAATGTAGCTGAGGATGAAACTATATTAAAAAACTACGAACATTTACTAGAATACCAAATACAAAAAAAATCATTACGTATATTGCACAATGATCTGATTAAGCTGGACACAACCTTAAATTTAAAATATACTCATTTTGGATATGTAGGAACTGAACGCATATTACAAAAGTATCCTAATATGTCCACTACAGAGTATATCACAGTAGACAATGCAGTTAGTATAATATTGTCATAAATACATTGAGGAGAAAATATTTATGGATCATACAGAAGTAAAAAAAGCAATCATTAGAAGTCAACATTGTCAGCGTAACTGGGATTTACAAAAACAGATTCCAAAAGATGATATTGATTTAATAATACATAGTGTGACAAACTGTCCTAGTAAACAAAATATTTCTTTTTATAAAGTACATGCAATCACTAATAGACAAGTTATTGAAAATATTCATGATAACACTTCAGGGTTTTTAAACTATGAAACAGGAAAGAACGAAACTAACAGTCAGGTATTGGCAAACTTAGTGTTGGCATTTGAAGTTGAAGATTATATGAGCAGACATACTACTGATACGGTACACAGAAATGACGAAATGTGGGCATATGATGATGGTAAACTAACGGCTGCTCAAAAGAAAAGTTTAGAAAAAGATGCACATATGGCTATTGGTATTGCAGCAGGCTACGCAAATCTTATTTCTAGTATGTTAAACTACGGTACTGGTTGTTGTGCATGTTTTGACGCAGATGAGGTTGCAACTGTAGTTGGTGCTAAAAATCCAATCAAGCTATTAATGGGTATAGGAATCAAAGACGAAACAAGACCACGTAGAGAGCATCACACAAAACCTGAGTTTGTTTTTCCAACCAAATCTAAACAAGAGATACAAGTAAACTTCATAAACTAATATATGACAGTTAAAATATATAAATCATTATTGTCTAATCAAGTGATAGACAATCTTCTTGATTTCTTCAATAGTAATACAAGTTTGCATTATGATACAATGGGCATGATCAAAATAGGTCAACCCTGGAGTCACATACAGCATATACTCGAACCTATTTTAAAAAAATATATACCGGTTGATAAAAACTTAGGTGACAACTTTTACAAGCATAGTTTTCCTTACTTTACACACGTAGATAGCGGAAATAATAAAAATAGTTACAATGTTTTAATTCCACTTTATGTAAGTAATAATATAGAACAAAAGTTTGTTGTGTTTGATCAATATTGTACAGATTACAGTGGTGCAACATGGTTAGGTGATATATGGAAACCTGAACAAGATTTTAATCTCAATAAAAAACGTGATTTTCCATATAAAGACCCAACTGTAGTTGGTTGTACTGACCAGCCTATTTCTGATGACATGTATGAAATATTAAAATATGATTACCGTAATGAAGAACAATTTTATGGGTTAACTGGTACTGCATATGATTACAAACCAGGAAATGTTCTTATATTTCCTAGCAATAGACTACATTGCACAGGTCGTATGGATTGTGATTATAAAATAGGATTAAGTTTACGATTTGAAATACTTGACAAATCTGTTTTTCTATAATACAATAAGATATGAAACCTCAAGACAAGCAATCAATTCTTCTGAGCCTAGCACAGTTTATAGAAGATAACCAACAAAAAATACTACAACTTGAACCAACTGCACTTGTTAATATTAGTGTTGATATTTGTAGATATTATGCTGGTGCAGCTCGAAACCTAATAGCTGTGCCTGAATATGAATACTTTAAGACATGTACTAGTAGTATGAGATGGGAATCAAAAGGACACTGTTTAGGTGTTGTTCCGTGGAACTATCCATTGGTTATAGCATTATGGAAAATAGCGCCGGCACTAGCAGCTGGATGCACTATTGATATTAAACTAAATGATGGTAATGTAGGTGCCTTGCCTTGGATATTAGATAACTGGAAAAACAAATACAATAGTGTAAAAATAGTCAACAATATAAACTTAAAAGATTATGACTTTGTTGATATAACAGGCAGCAAGAAAACAGCAGATTATTTTAAATCAAACCATCATGATGTAAATGCAGATGTAGGCGGAGCAAGTATAGCAGTTGTTAACGATGGTAATTCGGCATTTATATTAGAAAATCTTGAATGGAGTGTTAAGTACAATCTTGGAGCAGATTGCACAGCACCTAAACATATTTTTGTTGTTGAAGAACTACTTGATACTGTAATGGCAATCGACGGTGTTACTTTAGGAGAGTGCAATGATATTGATCACTTTTCTCCAACAGCAACAGTAAGTACATATACAAATATCAAAGATCTTGTAAAACAAATAAACCAACTTCATAATAGATTAGGATTGCATTTATATACCAAAGATTTAGCAACCAAACGTTATGTAGTTGAACATGCACGTTGGGGAACTATCTTTGTAAACAAACCATTAACTGTGCCAGTTGAAATGCCACACAGCGGAATGGCTTCTAGCGGCAATACATTCAATCAAAGTTTTTTTAAAATATATCAATATCTTGTACCCAAGCATATTGTTGTAGGAGATCAGTATTGATTAAAGAACTATCATACGATGAAGTTTATCAAGTTTGGCAAGAGTTTTTATGGCCCAACCGAAATAATATATTACCTATGAGTAATATGCGTTATAAAGATACATCATATGATAACATTTATAAAAACTATAAACCTACGTTTTTTGGTTATATTCTTGATGACAAGATAGTAGGTGTAAACAGCGGTCATTCAACAAGTAGAGTGCATTACAGAAGCAGAGGATTATATGTAATGCCTGAATATCGATACAATAATATTGGTAAACATTTGTTAGAATATACTGTAAATTTAGCCAAAAACGAAAACAGAAAATATTGTTGGAGCCTACCACGAAAGGTTGCATTAAAGACTTATTTGAATGCTGGCTTTGAACAAACAAGCAAGTTTTTTGAAACTGAAACTAGCGAACAAAATTGTTATGTGATTAAAGAAATATGAGTTATGATGTAGTGCTATTTACAGAATGCAATGGTAGCATAGGCTGGGGCAGAGATGCTGGCGCCTATACAGTTGCCAGCAGACTACGTGAATCAGGATACAAAGTTAAAGTTATAGACTTTTTTAGTCACTTTACAGAAGAACGTTTTCAACGTGCAGTAGATTTATACGTAAGCAATCAAACAAAGTTTTTAGGATTTAGTAGTACACATTTTAGTACACTAATGCCAGAAGATTGGGAAACACATTGGAGTGCAGATAGTAGAACACGCAAAAGTAATATGTGGAATGTGTATTTTCCTTTTTCTCCAGAAGAAGTTACTAAATGGTTTGATATTGCAAAAGCCAAATACCCTAACATCAAGATAGTTGTAGGTGGCCAAAAGGTTGCACAAAAACGTGCTCTACAAAAGAAGTATCCTATGGTAGACTTATGGGTAGGAGGTATGGCAGATAAAAGTGTGTTGGGATTAATGGAACAGTTTCCTGAAACTAACTTTGTTAAGTCAGAACTTGATTATGGTAGTATGACAGAGCAAGAGTTTAGGTACAGTAAAATACACTGGACAGACGATGATTATATATTTCCACATGAAGCACTACCATTAGAAATCAGTAGAGGTTGTCCTTTTAACTGTGCCTTTTGTGACTACCCTAAAAAAGCAGTAAACAGCTGGACCTTAGACAAAACACATTTGCGAGATGTACTAATAGAAAACTATGAACGTTTTGGTACACATCACTACATGATTACTGATTATCAGCTCAACGAAAACATGAGAAAGATGAGTCTAATACACAATGTATTTACTGACCTACCGTTTGATATTACATGGAGTGGTTTTGGTAGACTTGACTTGTTATACCAAAAGCCTGAAATGATTAGTATGATACAAGAAAGTGGCTGTCGCAGTATACAATGGGGAATAGAAACAGTTACAGATCATGTAGGACCTCTTATAGGCAAAGTAACCAAACGTCATATTATTGAAAGTGCGTTAGAACAATGTAAAAGTGTATGGGGCGATAGTATAGTACAAGGCAGTGGATTTATACTAGGATTGCCAGGAGAAACAAAGTCTAGTTGTATTGAACTAGTAGATTGGATTAGTACACAGCCATGGCTTGATGCTTGGGAGATAACTCCTCTATATATTGGTGGATATGATCCTAACAAAGAATATACTATTGATTATAGTAGAATACAACGCAATCCTGAAAAATACGGATATACGGTTACACTTGAAAAAAACGCTAATGGTATATATGTTGAAGATTGGCAAAACGGCGATATGACAAAGTCAGACTTGATAAATATTATTGAACAAGCACAACAAGGATCCGCATGGCAAAAACGCATTATGACATCTTACTTAGGATACAGTCGTGCTAGTAATCTAAGATTTACACACAGTGAGATCATTCGTGCAGATAAAAATAATACAACATGGATTAGACAACACGCTTCTAACTATAAAAAACTAGCAAATGAATATTTAAGGAAAAACAACTTATTATGAGTAGGATAATAATTTTAAGCGATATCTATGATGTAAGAGGTACAGGTGGTACAAAGTTTAGATCGCACTTTCTCGAAGAGGATGAACGTACTGACATGTACAAATCTGCTTTTGAAGATGTTAATAGTGAATACGGATTAGAAATATCAGTTAAAAATACCAACTATGTAGGTGGCAAATATTTAGGTAGTAGTAAGTACAACTTCTGGACTAGATACATGGGACCGTATACTGTAGCTAGTAATATTAGAGAACATACAAAATACGAAGCAATAGTTTTTGATTATTTTACTAAACTAGATAATTTCTTTGATTTCTTTGAACAGTTAGTAACACCAGATACTGAGTATGTTGCTTTAAGTTTAACGTTTTTAAATAATCCTTTTAATCCTACTCAAGGAAAATTTAATTTATGGCATTTTAGTCATGAAGAATGTTGCGAATGGTTTAAGGAATTAAAACGTCGGGCCCCAAACGCAAAAATAATAATCGGTGGCGCATTAGTAGATACAATATATAAACAGCACTTTGTAACAGGAAAAGTAAATAAGTCTTTGCCCGAGGCAATGAAAGAGTATATTGATTATGCGTTCCATGGGTACAGTGAAAGAACAATGGTTGATTTTTTAAATGGCGAGCTAGACCCTTCTCAAATGCGTATAAAAGATAATGTAACATTTATTAATGAACCTGCACTAGCTGGCAAAGGCGCAATAGTTACACAAACAAAATGGATACCGCAAGATAGTGTACAAACAGGCGAATGGCTTCCTTTAGAAATATCAAAAGGTTGTAGATTTGGATGTAAGTTCTGTTTCTATGATCATAGTGGAACAGTTATTAAAAGTGCTGAATGTTTAAGAAGAGAACTACTTTATAACTATGAGCATTTTGGAACAACTGGATATCAACTTACTGATGATACAGTAAACGACAGTATGGCAAAAATTAATATGATGCATGATGTTATTAGTAGCTTGCCGTTTAAGATCGAATGGATTGCGTATACCAGACCGGATATGTTCCATAAGTTTCCACAAATGTTAGATAAAATGCTAGACATGGGATGTAGAGGTATGTTCTTAGGCGTTGAAACTTTTAATCATACAGCAGCAAAAGTTGCCGGTAAAGGATTAGACCCTGAAAAAATTAAAGGAATACTAGAGTGGATTCGCGAAAAAGCAGGAGACGAAATCTTTATACTTACTAGTTTTATAGTAGGGCTTCCTGGCGAAACTGAAGAAAGTCTAATGGATACTGCTGATTGGTTAGTTAAACAACAAGTTATCGATAAAGCGCAATACGAAATACTTTTTGTATCAGATGCCGGCGGCCGCACAAGTAATGCGTTTAGTGACAAGTCTGATAAATTTGGAATACATGAAGTAAGATGGGATCCTGAATACTATTGGAGACACGGCACTATGGATTTACCTAAAGCTAAAGAAATTGCGTTAAGGTGGGAGAGTATAATGGAAAATCATCCCCGCACACAATTTGAAAGACATGCTGACTACAATGTAAGTTTTTGGGCATATCCAAGACTTCGTAGCTTTGGATTAACACATCATGAAGCTACAGACGCATTATGTTCTGGAATAGTACCTGATTATGTATACAAGTCAAACATTGAATGGATAGGTAAGTACCACCTTGGCTTAATAAAACATAATGATCTCACAGGAAATATAACGTACAACACCAGTTGGATGTATCCAACAGACGGAGATCAGCGAAATAATCAGGTACCTATTAAACTATGAATAATATAAAGTTTATAGATCCTTTATTTGATACTAGGTATTTTAAAAAGTTATATAAAAAACAAATAAACCAGCACTTATATTCCGATCTTGGACATGTAATCAACGATTGGATTATTATAAATTTATATAATCCAATCAATAGTGTAATTGAAACACAGACAACATTTAACAATGAATGGAAAATGGAAAATTGGTGTATGCAGCAGCCTGTTGGTAGTACAACTATATATATGGATAAAACTGGAAATGTTATATACAATGATTTATACAATAGTGTAAAAATACATAGCTTTGATCTTGATATTGCAAATAATAAAAAATATGTTAATACTTGTACAAAATACAATTTTAAGTATTTGTGGTACAGTATTCATAAAGGACCTCATAAGTTGCCAATGCACGTAGATAAAGATAGTCCAATTCGTTATGTTCAGTGTATAAGTAAAGAAACTACACATACAGATTGGTGTTATAACGGAAATAATTTAAGTTTAAAAGAAGGCGATGCTTTTCTTTTTGATCCAAAATTTACACATAGTATTATTACTGAACAAGATGAAAGTGTCTTTTTAATAGCAGATTGTGTTGAATATACAGTAGATGAGTTTAATGTCTAGACAAATATTTTCTTATTCAAACCATAGTAGATTTACAAATCCAGAAGTTTTTGTTTCGGGAAAAAATGATACTGTAACAAACGCTGACGATAAGACATATATCGATTGTAATAGTGGATTATGGAATGTAAACTTTGGATACAATAATCCAATGTATACTCCTACAACTGATCTGCATTATTACCCAACGCATTTTTGGAGTAGCACTGAATCAACAGAACTTGCTGCTGAACAAATATGTAAATGGTTTGGTTATGATAGAGTGTTTTTTGGACACAGCGGAAGTGATGCTATAGACACTTCTATATACATTGCAAAATATTATACAGGTAAAACAGACATTTTAGCATACAGTGTAGGCTATCATGGTACAAACACTCAAGCAAGTGTGTATGACAGCTACACGGCGCTGTTAGACGCTGTAAACAGCAACACAGCAGCAGTTATTATAGAGCCTATAATGATTACTAATGGTGTTATAGAGTTTGATAAACAAACATTGCAGCAACTATTTGATTTAAAGCAGCAGTATGATTTTTGTATTATATTTGATGAAACTGTTACTGCATTAGGACGAGGCGATTATAGTTTTGATTACAAGCCAGATATACTTATTGCTAGTAAAGGATTAACCAATGGAATATTTCCTCTAAGTGCTACAATGGTAAACGCTGATATTGGAAGTTATATTAAAAATACAGATAGAGTATTTTCGCATGGATATACAATGAGTGGCCATCCACAAGGCAGTCATGCACTATTACAAACTATAAAACAAGTCGAAGACATGAAATATCAATTGATAGATTTGCAAAATGCATTTTGCAAACAGTTAAATGAGCATAACTTAGATTATACAAACAAAGGATTAGTGTTTGGTATTCATGTTGAAAACGGAATATACATACGTAGAGAACTACAAAAACAAGGATATCTTATACGTCAAGCAAATAACACACTATTATTTTTGCCTATGTTTATTGCTGATCATAATGATTATACTAGATTTTTCGATCTTGTAGCCACTTTGTCAAAATAGTACCACTAACCCGATAGTTGTATACTTCGGGTAGGTTGTGTACTAACCAATCCTTGCCAGTTATATGTTTTCGACATTGTTCTGCACCACAGCAGCATTTATCAATGATAGTATAATCGTGATCAATAAACCCGGCATAATCTACAGTTATCTGTTCGTCTACATTAATGTCACGCAATGCAATGATTAAGTTTTCTTGAACGTATGCTGTAGGGTTGCAACTATGATTGTGGCAACCATTGAGCCAGTATTTCAATCCACCTTGAAAGTGCCATGCACTGTTTACTAAATGAAAGTAATCTTGTTTGTATGCAGATCTTTCTTTTTCAGTTAACCACATACCACCTACACGATAAATGATATCTCCTTCTTTGATATCTCGAGTAGCAAACTTACCATAACCAACTGTATCACTAATGAAGCGCAACTCATTAGTATCACTACTAAGTCCCAAACTTATTTCGTGTGTATTTAAATATTCAATGAGATTGTGTTTATTCATATTTTATAGGTCTTAATAGCTCTACACCAAACATTGGAATATATTCTTCAAACGGTATTAGTTGCTCGCCGTTATCACCTAAGTTTAATGCTAATAGTTTGTCTCTGTATTCTTTATCTAAATCCATCATTAGTTCAAAGCCGGTAAGTTTGCCTCTAGGCTCAACATCAAAATCTTCAGCAATAATACTTGGTTTAATCTTTTTACTGTTTATATATCTATCTTTGAAAGCTGTTTCTACCCAACGATATACACTTTCTTTTTGTAAATAACTTATCATAGTTTCTGGTGTGTATTGGAAAAAACTAGGAATACATTCTCTTTGTATATCTCGGAAATATGTATATAATGTAGTAACTCTAGCTTCTTCGCAATCGTATACAGGCTTTTTTCCTATTTGTCGTATCAAGTAGTTTTCACCACCACCAAATACAGGTATACCATCCAAACGATTGGCACAGTGATAATATAAGTTTAGTTGAGGACTACTACAACGTGTGACTTGTGCAAAATCTATTAGCTGTGTTTTATAAAAGTCTTCTACATTGATATCAATAATATCAGGAGAAATACCTCTGGCTGCACATAATCTTAATGCATAGTTTATATCGTGTAAGTTAAGGTTACGCTCATATCTAAATATAGCTACTCTAGGAGTTATACCACATGAAATAAAACTATGCAGCATTACTTCACTATCAAGCCCGCCACTTAATAATAAAACAAGTTTGTCACCATGTAAATCATAAAGTTGCTGTGCTGTAGATTTGCATTCATCTCTCCACGATCCATACGAACTTACAGTTCCGTGATTAAAATAAAAGTCGTTGTCGCATGTAAATCCACAATCTACATGATTATTTTTTGTATATTCAAACATAACACTATTATATTATTATATAGAAAAAATGTCAACCTCTATCCCATTTTTGAATATAGTTTATTTGTACACCGCTAGTGCGCAAGCCTGACTTCATACTACTCTTACGCTTTGGAAACACTGTTTGTTTAAACTGTGTTGCATCTTGGTATATAACCTTTGGCGCTTCGCTAGTTTCTATACTAGTATAATCAGTCCAGTTAGCATCATTTAAACCTGTTGATTCGGTTCCGTAATAGAAGTTGGCAGTGGTTTGCCCTGGCATATTAGAAAGATATGTCTTGATATCTGCATATGTCCAGTCTCTATTAAACTGCACCAATGTAGAAATAAATCCTGCTGCACACGGACATGCTGCACTAGTGCCACTAAATCCTGTATCTTCAGGAACACCAGCACCACTTCCACTGTTGCCAGTAAACCCAGCATACGTAGCAGGATAATCACCTTCTGGAACATAACTACGGTTTGCTGCTAATATTCCATCTGCTGGTGCATACAAGTCTATTCCGTTGCCTCTGTCACTGTATCCAACTTTTCGTTCTTTAGCAGTTCCTGTGGAATGATCATCGTCTAGTGCACCGATGTTGATCGTTTTGTATGTGACCTCGCCAGTTACTCCGTCAACAGTTTTACCACCTTGTTGTGGAAATCCACGTCTATTGGTAGTACCTGTAACTTCAATACCAAACTCTTCAAAGCTACTTTGTTCTAAGGTATCGGTATTGTTTTGTGCGATATAGTTATCAAAGTCTGGATGCCCCCAGTTGGTTTGTTTTTGATTACTATTACCAGCAGCACATACAAATATAACGCCGCTGTCGATCAATTCGTCTAATGCTGTTGTCATAGAATTAGTTTTCATTTCGCCTTTCCAACGTCCACCATCGCCTTGTGTTCCCATGTGGCTTAGCCAACTTATACCAGTTTCTGTTGTGTATGCTGTTGCAGCACCACCTCTAAAATGATGATAAAGTGTAGAAGCTTCAGTGCCCCCTGGTGACTTAACAGCTCTGTATCCCCAACTATTTGAACTCACAGTTGGATCTTGTGTGCCATATGCAGGATTTATAGGTTTTACATTATGAAAGATTTTTTGCATGTCAAAACCAGGCTCGATGTCACTGCCATATGTGCCATACAAGTTTAAAACCCATTTGTTAGCGTTGTATGCCCAACCTTGTGTTCTACCGTATGTAAGCGCCATACAGGGTGTACAGTGCTCTCCTACACTGCTCTGTGTTGTGTTGGTACCGTTGCAGTATGCTCGTGTATAGTTGCTTGTAATAAACGATACAACGCCAGCACTTGGAAACTTTGCTCTAAACACACTACTTCTATTATTTGAATTAGTCCACCATCCTCTTGCAAAACTTTCGATAGGTACAGTAGTTCCGTCCCATCTTTGTTCAATTCTGTCGCCCATTTGGACATTAATAGTTCCACTCATATTTACATGAGTACTACATTGATAATAATATGTTCCTGCTTCGGTTGGTGAAAAAGTAACAGTTCCGTTGTTTACTGCACCCTGTCCGGTAGTATTTGGCGCTTGATCTCCTGTACCAGAAGTTTGTGTAATTTTAATATATAACGGATGATTACCTTCTGGACTTGTGTTGGTTATTCTGAGAGTATCGCCTACGTAAATAGTTATAGGATAATCAGGACCGCCACCGCTTCCAGTACGATCTTGTCCAGTGTTTAATGTATAACTACCACCTTCAGAAGGACTAGCAAATACTGATCTACTGTAAGATGCAGGTAAAGGAAGAAAATAATCTGGATCTAAGTATAATGGTGCATCTAAACATAAATCTAATACATCACAGCTACCATTTCCAGGTAGTAGATTACCACCTGTGTATCCGTTTGGTTTCTCACCTTCGGTATCTCTATTAAACTCAGGGTGTCCAAGCCAACCAGCACCATCATCTGCTACAATAACATCAACATGCTTGCCATCACCCCACTGAGGTATTTTACTTGTTTTTACAACGCTATCTGCGTCACCGCCCTCGATCCATGGATCAACTAGTGTACTAGCTCTTAATGTCCCCCAGTTGGTTCTGTTGATATCTGCTGCACCGGGTGTACCAGGTAGTGTGTTAGAAGTTTCCATCTCTTTGTAAACTTTAACTGTATTTGTGTATCTATTAAAGTTTTTTGGACTAGCACTTGCATGAAGTTCGTCTGCAGGTGCTTTATATGTTTCAGGATACTTCGAGTAATCAATATTAATAAATTTTACACGAGGGTCGTCTTTTAGTGCAGTTGCTTCTGCATCAGTAAGTAGATAACTTCCTCTAGTAGCACTATGTTCTTTTTCGTCTTCTACAGTAACTTCTCTACTTGGAACACTAGCGTATGTGTTTCCGTCTGCAATAAGTTCTGCATGTAGTTCTTGCCATTGCTCTGCTGTATTTGTTCCTAGAGAATAATATTGTTCACTCATATTTTTAGTCCTTAGATTAAGCTGGCCCAAGCACCGTTTTCATATCCCTGGAATTTGTTTAGTGTAGTATTGTAAATCATATCACCGTTTTCGGCACTCAAAGCATCACGTTCAGTGGTTGTAAAACTTGCTAGTTTAAACGGACTACTTGATACTTCTACCCTTGTACCGGCAGCAAGTATAATGTCAGTGTCACTTGATATTTCTGGTGTTCCACTAGCATTAGTAATGATGTTTTCAACTTCTATAGTATCGGCAATAATTTTGTTTGTAACAATTAAATCGTTTTCAACTGTAACATCACTGCTAAATGTAGCTGCTGGTGTTACTACAACTCCACTCGAATCACTTGAGTCTAATGTAGTACCAGTAAATGTAAAGCTACCTAATGTTGCTGGCTGTACAGCACTATCTGCTAATGCACCTTGCGCACTAGTTGCAGCATCTGTTATTCCGTAACCTGCTAGTGTAGTTGGTGTTACACCTAAATCAGTAAAATCTTCTACTGTACCAGTAATAGTTATGTTGCCTTCTGCATCACTTGCTGTCGTAATACCGGTACCACCAAGTATACCAATAGTTTCTTGACCATTAACAACTCTTAATGTACTATCGTCTGCTGTGACATTCCAATGTGAATAGTTGTCAGTACTTCCGCCACCGCCACCACTAGATACTTCACGCATATTTAACCAGTTGCCAGCTTCATATATTTGGAATCTACTATTTGTTGTATTGTAGATCATCATACCGTTTGCACCAGTTAGTGCGTCACGTTCTGCTGTTGTAAAAGATCCTGTTTGTATAAAGCCTGTTGCTTTTACATTACCTCTTACATCAAGTCTTAAACCTGCTGCTGGAGTATAATCACCAATAGCCATATTACCATCGGCAAATCCTACATAGTTAGTTGCCGCGTACGATCCACTTGATGATGTACCAAGATACAATCCTGAATGCCATGCAGCAAATGATACATATGTTTTTGTACCAGTATCGTCTATTTGATCAAAACCTATTAATCCAATATTTTGATCACTTGCCGTACCTGCATCAGTTCTTCTAATTTTTAAATACTGAGCTTCTTCGGTATTTGAAAAGTTTGTAGTGCCTATTGATCCAGATGTTCCGTGACTTACATTTAACGAAGTATCATAAGTTATCTTATTAACATCTTGTAAGTTTCCGTGTAATGTACGAGTATTGCCGTCGACTATTATAGTCGAATCGTCAGAAAACACACTACCAGTCATGTCTCCATCAAAAGTACCTGTGTGCGCACCTACTGCATTACCTGTAACATTACCTGTAACATTACCAACAAAACTATTAGCGGTTATTATGCCAGTACCTGCACCGCTTGCTGTAACATCTCCAGATATATTAATATCGCCATCGCCGACAATCTCTTGTCCGGTAATACTTAAATCAACATCAATACTGATATTTGCATCACTAAGCGTTAAAACTGATGCTGTAGCATTATCAGTAATGCCTGTTAAGCTGCCGCCACCACCGCTGCCGCCCTGTAATACACCACCGGGTGTAGTTCCATCGCCAACGTATATTTTTTTAGTATCGGTGACATATATTATTTCGCCTTCAGCTGGCGTAATACTTGTCCTGTTTGCTTCTGTTCCGCGTCTTAGCTTTAAAGCCATATTAAAGTCTCCTAGGTGTACTGTTTTATATATTTATCATATCTACACAGAAACTATTTTTAAAAGGCAAAGGCTACTGCAACTTTGTATTAAAAATACAGTTGCAATAGCCTTTTGTTTACTTGTTTACTTTAAGAAAGCGTGTTGTTCTTTTTTGAATGTCTTTCTTTAGACGTTCAGTATCTAATCTAAAGTCAACTTTATCAATTGTATCATCATATTCTGTAAAAAACTCTTCTAGTATAGAATCAACATCGTCAGTACTTTGTTTGGTCTTTTTAATATCAATTTCCCATTCCTTACCATCAACAAATCCAACAATAACAGTGTTGATATATTCTAATGGAATAAAATCCATATCAATATCATTTAGTATTTCTTCCCAATACTCGTCTTTGCTTTTATCCGTCACTGGTCTCAGTTTTCTTTGCTGATACCTTTGCTTTCTTCTTAATAGTTGGAACTAGTTCTTCGGCTTGATCTCGTAATGCTTTTGCTTCTTTGTATAAAGCATCTGCTTGTGAACGAAATTGTGCAGCAAGTGCTGCATCGTCAAGTACACTGTCAGCTTGTGGAGCAACAGCATCGGCACTGTACATTTGAGCAGGATCTACAGTCTCTTCTGTTTGATTTGCAGGCTGTTCTGCTGTTTTACCGCCAGGACCTTTTAGTGCTAAATCGTTTACTGTAACACCTTGTTGTTCTGCAATAGTACTATTCAAGTCACTAAGTGAAATATTAGTATTACCATTTGGAGTCATTTCGATATCGCTAGTTAAAACTTTTCTTAGTTTTCCAGTCTGTTGAAATCCTGCCAACATATTACGACCATCAGGCAAGTATGCACGAGCCATTGCTTCTGCAAACTCATATGCTTCCTGTCCAGCTGCTGATTCAACAACTCTAATTAAGCTGTCATGTTCGTCTGCACTAAGATTTTCTGTCTGTACAACCAAGCAGTTATCAGGATCACCTGGTATAACTCGGTATGCTACGATTACTTTGCGTCTATTGGCAGCTACTCTGCCTACGTGTTTAAGCGCCATCTTCACCCTCCTGTGTTGGTTCAGTCATTGCTGCTTCGGCACCTTCTTTTGCTGCCTTAGCTTGTGCTTCTACTTCTTTCAAGAAAGCATCTAGTTTATTATATAACGCACCTACATTAGCCATTTCATTAGCTTTAAATGTACCACGCTCTGTTGCAAGTTCAATAACGGCTCTTGCTAATGCTAAATCTTGAATATTTAATTCATTTGCTTGTGTATTTTCGGTCATATTTTACTCCTTGTATAATTTATTTATAACCACTGTTTTAGTTGTACTTCAAATGTGGACAAGCCAACATAAAGAAACTTAGTTCTTTTGAGCTTTCAAATCCAACATAATGTTGATGTACAAGATTCTTTTGTTCGTCTAACTGTACAGAGTTACCAAAAAAATATCTGCCAGTTAGATTGCTAATAATCCAATCGCATATTGCTTGATCTAAGTTATATCTACGTGGAATACTTATTGTAGCAAAATGAGGAGGGCAAAAATCTACCCTCCTTATATTTAATACATCGAGTGGATTAGGGTCTTTTAGTTTCATGCAGCCTCGTCATAATGTGCTGTTACACCAAACGGCGCTTGCAAGTTTTTATCATGGTGCGAATGAATAATAAACACTGTCTCGCAATAGTCTTCGTCGCCCCAGCTATCCCATGCATAACCGTCTGTGAACATTAAAAACTTCTTAGGCTGAATATCATTTTCTTTCATATATGTCCAGTTAACCATAAAATCAGTGCCACCGCCACCAAGTATTTCATAGTCACATAGATTTTCTCCATTATCTGCACTAAAGTCTTGTTCATTATATACTTTAGTATCAAAGCACCATAGTTTGATCTTATAGTCTTTGAACTCTTCCATAATGCCTTGTATTTCACCTAAGAAATCTGCTGCCTGTGAGTTACCAATACTACCAGACATATCAATACAAATGCATAGATCGATTGTATCTTGAAAGTCCATACCGGGCAATATAGCACCCGTATGCCAACCTTTGCGTGATGGACGGCTAAATGTAAAATCACTTTTAATAGTACTTTGGATTTGCTGACGAATAAGTTCACGCCAGTTCATCTTAGGCTCAGTAAGTTCTTTGATCATACGTGCAACACCTGCAGGTGTATTTCCTGCACCAGCAGTTTGTGCCGCATTAATCATAGCTTCTTTTACTTCGTCTCGAATCTGATCCATTTCTGCTTTGCTGTACTTAGGACGACCTTTACCGCCTTTTCCATCTTTACCAGCTTCACCTTCCTCACCATCTTCGCCTTCTAAGTCTAAATGTTCATCTAACATTTCGCCTAGTTGTTTAAGATAATCTTCACCATTCTTTTTGGCTTCTTCAAATAGATCGTCATATACTTCTTCACTAATCCAACCTTCGTATTTGAAGTCTTGATAACAACTTACAATACTTGGAATAGTACCAATACGATCACGTACTAGAAGATTATTAACAATATAGTCGGCTGCAATATTATACAACATTGGATTACGATCATCACGTCGACCCAAGTGATCAAACACACAGTGAAGTATTTCGTGTGCAATAACAAATTCAATTTCTTTGTTATTCATTGCATTAAAGAACTGTGTATTAAAGTATAGGTTACGACCGTCTACTGCGGCAGTACCTAACCATTCGTCTGCTGCCTGAATACGTAAACGTGTTGCCATATTACCAAAAAATGGGTGACGTAATAATAGTCCAACTCGAGCAATAATAATACGATCAAGAACTTCTACACGCATTTCCTCCAGTTCTTCTGGAGTAATATCTGGATTCGGCTCCCAGTTTTTAAGTTTAGTTTGTGTATCTTTAGTAGCCATGTCTAACCTCTTATAAGTGTTATACAGTTAATATAACATATTTACTATTATTGTCAACCTTTAAATAGAATAATGGACAGCCGAAGCTGTCCATTATGTACCAACTTAAACTTGTTGCGCTGCCTTAATATACTTACCAAAGCGATTGTGGAATTCATCAAAGCATTCTACTTCGTCTGGATCGATAGGAAGTGCATATTGCGTAAGAGCAAGTTTAATACCCATAACAACCAGTTCTGTGTCAAAGTTATCCATTGCAAAGCGTAGGAAGTTATTGACTTTATCATCAAACTTTTTGTCATTTTTATCAGATGATTCTTTGAGTTCATAACAGAGCGAAACAGTCAAGGAATACATGGCACTGATTTCTTTAGTTTTTAACTCCTTTACTTTACCTGCAAGAATATCTGTTGGGTTTGGCATACTTGAGGCAACCTTACGGTGTGCCATAAACTTAACAGCAAGACCTTCGCCTACTGTACCTGCAACCAAATCAGTAGTAGTACTTTCGTCAAGTTCGTCTTCGAGCAATTCGCTTACAAATGACCAACTACGTGGTGTTGCAAATGACCGGCTTGCTGACTTTGGATCAAAATCATACAAGTCTTTTTTTGCAAACGTCAAGTAACCTACAACATCTTTGTGTTGATTATTGTCTACTGACCAGTTGAACCAGTCATCAAAGTTAACAGCAAGTTCTAGGTGAATAAAGCGGTTAGCCAATGGTGCTGGCATACGATATGTAACACCCTTGTCGCTTTCACGGTTACCTGCCGCAACAATAATAACATTGTCTGGTAGTTTGTATGTACCTACACGACGATTCAAAATCAACTGATATGCAGCCGCTTGTACAGCAGGTGCCGCTGAGTTCATTTCGTCTAAGAAAAGTACAATATTATCATATTGTGCTGCCATTTCTTCATCTGGCAGTTCACTTGGTGCACCCCATGCCATTTTAACATTGTTGCTGTCAAAATACGGAATGCCTTTAATATCGGTTGGATCCCAAAGACTCAATCGAATATCAATAAGATGAGAGTTAGAAAAAGTTTTAGTAACTTGTTCTACGATATCGGATTTACCAATACCCGGAGGACCCCAAAGAAAAACAGGACGCTTTTTATGCATTGCATGACGAAGAGCGTTTTTTGCTTTACTTGGAGAAACTGTGCGAATTACGTCTGACATTTTATATTCCTTTTAGATTTGTTTTCAGTGCCTATACAGTACAATAGCATTAACTGCTATTAGTGTCAACCTTTAAAGTAAAGTTTTGCGATATTTTTTCGATCGCTATAACCAATGCCTTGCAACCAAAGAAAGTAATCAAACTCTTGACTGTTTTCTTCGATGTTGCAGTCTTCAGCAACAGCTAGGTGCCGCAGTGCAGATTTCCAGTTGCAGTTAGCAACCTTCATAACACCTGCTACACTTTTGCGGAAACTAACAATAGCCTGCTCTTCAGCAGCCTTTTCGGCAATGTTGTTGCGCTCTAGTTCGTCGCACAACATATCCCAAATACGCTGTTTAGTATTAGCTGGAGATTGTGTCCATTCCTCCCAGAAGTATTCACCAGGACGGAACCCACGTGCGTCTTTGTGAAGATCGGAGATGATATCGTCGCTATAATCGTACATTGTATTGCCCTTTGTGTATTTGCCCTATACACTTAATATAACACAAGTACTACAGAAGTCAACCTCTTTTTTTCAACTTTATACTAAAACTTCCAGGATTATGTTTGGTTTGAACACATTCTCTAATTCGTGAATGATTGCTTGCCCACGTGTGTATTTCACGCATCATAGCACCTTGTCCGGTAACTACATGACATTTTTTGTATCCGCTAAGATATGCTTCTTCTATTTGTTGATTAAAATGTTGCCATCCTATATGAATATGCAAGCCGTGTAGATCAATTCGCATCTTTACTTCTGTTCATAGCTTTAGTAAGTCCATACTTACGCAAGTCGCCACTAAACAGACCAAGCTCTATTGCTTTACGTTCGTCTGTAACCGTTATGCTTCGATTTGTAAGATAATATGGACAAGTTATAAACTTATCAAGATGTATTATAATCTGTGTAGTTAAAGGAATATCTCTTGGATACGGTATATCGTATGTAGTAATACCAATTTGATTGATAACATCAAATCCTTCTTCAGTAAGTCTTAGTCCGCCATTGCCTTTGGTTCGTGTATTCTGCCACCATAATGGCATGTATTCTTTTACATTTATATCATTATAACTTTTTTCAAGTTCTTTTAAAAAAAGTTTGGTATAGGTAACTTTATCAGTCAAACAACTTCTCACCTTCGGATAACATATATACCGAAAAGTCATTACAGTTAAATGTAGAGTTTAGTTTTTTGGCTAGATTATGTGCATGTCCAGGATTTGAGAAACTAGTTTTTTTGTATTTAGGACCAGGATAGTTGGTTAATGCATTTGAACTTTTTAAGTTAAATGGTTTGTCTTGATAAAAAACTGCCCAAATAGCTTCTGCATCTAAAATCTGTTCACATTTATAGGTAACTTTATTGGTATATTCAAGTCTAACAACTGGTTTTGGTCTACTCATAATGCGTGTCCTTTATTAACTACGCATATATTTATCTTTTTACCAAGCCCCAGAGTCCATGTTTACTTCAATAACTTGATCATCATTGAGCTTTTCAAGTTTGCTATCAATGATTTTTTCTAAATCTCCATGCAGTCTTGCCATAACTTCGCCTAATGTAAGTGCTAGTATTTTTGCTTGATTTATATCGAGTCTAACTTCTCTTGCTTTACTTTGTTCAGCAACTTTAACCATTTGGATTAGTTGCTGTATAGGCATTGTATTAATTGGCTCTGTTGACATTACTTAGTGCTACTTTCATTTCTAGCTCAGTTTTATACGGACCTGAGTATTCGTTACGTTCAATAGTAATTAGCTTTGGACAGTAACTTTTAAGCCAGTTAACATTAAACTTAACAAGATAGTAACCGGCACAATATACACTTTTAGATTTTTTACTTTTAGTAAACAATGGTAGTTTATGTTTGATGTCATACATACTATTGTAAGGAGTAGTACGTGTTGGATATCCGTGTACTTCTTTACTTGAAAGTGATTTTTTGTTTTTAATATTTGCAATTAAAAAGTTCTTACCAAATGTTTTTTTCAACTGGTTTTCACTTTTATAAAACTTAACAGAACCTTTTTGACTAACAACAAATCCGTCATCGTTTTTTGAAAGAGTACCAACTCGCATTCCTTCTTCTTCAACAATCCAAAATTTATTTTCTAGTACAGGTTTAGCTTTCATGCTCATTGTGGATATCTCGCTTGTAATGGGTCTGCATAACTTGCTGCCTGGTCTGCAATACGTTGCATATCCCACTTAGCACAGAACTTCATAAGACGCATACCTACTTGCTTAACGTCTTTGGGTACTGCATGTTGTGCAATAGTGTTATCTATCTCTTGTCTAATATGCTCGGGTTGTGCAGTCAAATCACATAGTACAACATTGCGTGTGTAATCATCAAGCACACGATGCTCTACACCTTCGTGGTCAGTCCAACGTTGTAGCATCATGTTGTTCCAACTAAAGCCTTTTGTTTGTTTGTCGTCAAATGCTTCAATCAGTCCAACTTTGTTTTTTGTACCTTTTTTTCTAACACCTGGATAGGCGCTAAACACATTGTCACTAGTGTCGCCACGCATACACTTTTCAAACAACATGAATTCAGGGTGTGGAGCAGGCTTAGGTTCTCCTGTCTTCTTATCGCACACGGGCTTGCCTTTGTCATCAAAGTATCCTTCTACTGTAATAGTAGTATTACTTACCCCGTTGTACTGTCTACAGTTAGGTGCAATAAGTTGTGCAAAGTCACCGTCTGTAGAGATAATAACATGATTGTCATTAGGATGTGCTTGTACCCAACCTGCAATAAGATCATCTGCTTCTAGTACAGGATTTTGCATTACTGTACAGTTAGTCTTGCTACCAACAAAGTCTTTGAACTCGTCAAAGATTTCCCAAAATAATGTATCTTCTTCTTGCTGTGCAGGAGTAAGTGCATCTCGATGTTCTTTGCGGTTGCGCTTGTAAGGCTCATAGTAATCTTTGCGCCAACTACGACCTTCTAAACAAAACACAACATGATCTGCCTTAAAGTCAGTCCATGCTTTCTTTACACTGTTAAGTGTAATGTGTAGTGCCATGCCAAGTTTAGTATCTACATCGCCACGTACTACGTGTCTTGCACGAAAGAATGTGTTAGCTGTATCTACAAGAATATAAGTTGCCATTAGTTTACCTCTATATGGTTTGTATATGTACGATTGTATACGATTTTGTACGAGTTGTCAACCATTACGATACTTCGCTTTTACCTTTATCAATTGGCACAACATTAATATAACCTGCACCTCGATTGGTATCTTGCCCTTCTTCTTGAAGCATATTATAAACTATATCTTTGAACCATCGGTCTACAATTTCTTCTTCAACATCACCCTCGCTGCCATAACCTGCTGTTAAAAGTTCTTCAATAAAGTATTTGTTCCAATCAAGTTCAAAAAAGCCATTACGTATATTATCTTCATTGACTTTCATATCAAGAACATTAACCCAAGGTTCTTTCTTTTTAGTAGCATATGCCTTCGGATCTTTAATTTTTAGTTTTTTATCAGATTCAGCTTCTAGTGCAGCCTTTTGTTCAGCAAGTTCTTTTTCTTTTGCTTCTATACCTGATACTTTTTTAAGCCATTGTTTCATAGTCCTGCCTTTCTAAGTGCGTCTTGATCGATAGGCGCCTTCATAGCCTTTTCGTGTTGTGCGTTTTTATATTGTCTAAGTTCCCCAGGCATTTCCGAATAGGCTAATGTGGAGTCTTGGAGTGAATCGCCATCCTTCTGCCATACACGCTTCAGCAACGTCTTTAACATTGAGGGTGTATTCTTCACTGCGTCCACCCATTGGCATAAGATATACTGGACATTGTACCCCGGCATCTTGGTAAGCACTAACAGCTCTTTTAACTTCGATAAAGTCGTCTTCAGTAGCCACAACAAACTTAAGATAAAGTTCGCTACCGTCAACCCGAGTATACTCACGAGCAACATCAGGCTTGATAGCAGTTTCCCAAGGTTCTCCTGAGACACTAAGTTTTGGGGAACAACTCCAAGTGACTGTAAGTCTGTCGCTGTCGTTGAGATAGTTGTAGAGATCGTCGTGTAAATGTTGTGTAGTATTTGTTTCAAATGTGATGTTCCTTAAATCCTGCATACGTGGATGTTCAAACAGCTCTACGTAAAGCCGTTGCCACGCTAACAACGGTTCACCGCCTGTCATGATCAAGTGTACATCTTGACCATTGTCCTGTACCCACTTACCATTAGGAGTAAGTGAAAGTAAATGCTCAACTACTTCATCTACAGTTGCTTGTCGATTAAAGTGTTTAAACTCTGGATAGATACTTGCATATGTATCGCAACCTGTGTGGATAATAGGCAGGTCTGTAAACTCTTTAGTTGTTTCATGTACACCTGCGTCAAGTAATCCTTGTACTTCGGCATTGTGAATAATGCCTGCTTTTTGTTTTACATCACGCATTGGTTCGTTCTTTAAGCCAAAGTTCATACAACGAAAGTTACAACCGAAGGTGCGTAGGAATACACTGGGTACTCCTACAAACTTGCCTTCGCCTTGTACGCTATAAAAAGCTTCTGAATATCTTAGTTTCATAGATGTCTTTCTATTAACTGCTTCATAGTCAGGATAACCTTTTTCAAATACTGGTGCTATCATCTTGGTGCAAACTCCTGTTGGAGTTTGATGTTGTCAAAGAATTCTTTCTTTGTACCAGGATCGGTTTTAAATGCACCTTTTAGCACACTTGTTTGTGTTAAACTACTATGTGCCATAATGCCTCTATTCTCACAACAACCGTGTGTTGCTTGAATGTAAACACCTAAGTGTTCTGCACCTGTGGCTTTTTGTATTTGCTTTGCAATATCACCAGCCAGTTCTTCTTGTAGTGTGCCACGTCTAGCACACCATTGTGCAATACGTGTGTATTTGCTTAGTCCAATCAGTTTGTCTGCTGCAATAATACCAATGTACGCAATACCAGCTACTGGCTGATGGTGATGCGAACATACACTTTTTAGTTCGCTACGTACTACCAACATTCCTTCATAACGATCTTCATCGTGATTGGGGAATGCAGTAGCCTTTGGCTGAGCAAAGTATCTACCACTCATAAGCTCATTGATATACATTTTAGCAAGACGCTTTGCAGTGCCTTCGCTGTTAGGATCATTGTCTGTATCAATAATCAATGTTTCCAGTACATCTTGAAACTTGTATGTTAGTTCGTTCTGAATCTCTTGTAATTCAAACTCACTAATATGTTCGCTGATATTATCATTAGCAAAAAAACGTACATTGTTTTTTCTTAGTCTTTCACGTACGACTTCACTTACTTTCACTGTAGCCACAGTATCAGTGTCAAGTCCAATATTTTTATCTTCCATTTGTTTCTCCGAGTTATAGACGAGGATGTCTATATTTTATAATATAATGTATTTAGGTTTTTGTCAACCAAAATGTTCATTTAGCATTTCAATACGATCAGTTGCCGCCGCCATTTTATCAAGTTCTTCTTGAATAGCTTCTACAATATCACTGTGTTCACCAATACCAACACTCTGATGCATATACACCAAGATGTTTGTTTTTGCTCTTTCGAGCTCTCCTTCGGCATGCATACGAGCTGCCTTAACTAGTTGTTCACGCATCTTTTTTCTCCTTTAATGCTTGTCTTTTGTTATACTCTTCTAGTTTAACACGATATTCGCTTTCTGTCAAACTATGCCAACCAATACATCTACCTGTTGGCGATCTTCCGCAACCGCAACTCATCTTATCTTCCTTGTTTTTCGTATGGATATACTAACCATACATCTTCTTCTACCTTATTAACTTCGTCCCAGTGATACTGTACTTCGCCAAATCCGCTGCTCAAGTTTTCAGTCATTACAGCAAAGCGAACATTCTGTCCCCATATAGTATTCCAGTTAGGATCATCAGGCAAACAACTACTTTGCCAGTCTTGTTTGATCCAGTTAAACGTAGCACCAGTATCGTTGATGTCATCTACAATGAGAATGTTTTTCTTTGCATTTGAATCGCTTTTTACATTTTCCATAATGCCGTCACGGTCTAACTCTGACACATATCCGAATGCATCTTCTGCCATCCAACAGTTACTTTCAGGACCTTGCCCACCGCCATCTCGCAGTCTTACATCTAATGCATAATGGTTACAATCAGTTAGATGACTTAGTATAACACTTAGCGGTAATCCACCTCTATTTAAACCTACAATATAATCAGGACGCCAGTTGTCTTTATACATTTGCATTGCTATGCTAGTAGCTGTATCATGAACATCATTCCAGCTGTAATATTTTTTTACCATCCAATATCCTCCCATGGTACATCTTTGTCACCAAAGTGTCCATATGTACAGTTTTCGCTATACTTATTATACTTGAATAAATTGAATCTGTCAATGATTCCTTTTGGAGTTAAATCAATCTCACGTTCAATAAACCTAGCAATACTAGCATTGTGTCCGTTTGAATCAACATAGATACTTGTAGGTTCTTTAACACCGATAGCGTAGCTTAACTGGATATTACACCAGTCTGCCATACTGTCTGCTACTACATTCTTGGCGAGCCATCGTGCCATGTAGGCGGCACTTCTGTCGACTTTTGTTGGATCTTTGCCACTAAACGCACCGCCACCATGA